CCAGTGAAAATTTATTAGTTGAATCTATTTTTTTAGATAAATGGAAATCAATTATATCTGATTTAAAAGCTGCAGCTAAAAGTTTTGCAATGAGCCCAGAAGGACAAAATATTGCTAAATCACTGGACGTAAATCCCCAAGACAAACAGAGTATCAATAATTTTATAAATAATATTGGTAACAAACTACCCACAACAAATACTAATATTTCAGAGGGTTCGGATCGTGGGAATATTGGTGATTTAATTATGTTTTTTTTCGATAGAATGCCTGGCAACAGTTATTGGTCTAAAATCACAGGTGCACTTGCTGCTACAACAGGTGCAAATATTCTGGGGACATATCTATATCAATTTTATAAAACAACAGATAGAGATTTTTATAAATTTATGTCGGATAAATTTAACAGCCAATACTTTGATAATCTAACAACGATAAAAAATGCCGAGTTATCAAATGTGGAGATAATAAGACCATATTTATTCCCAATCTTCGCTGTGCTTTCTATGGCTTATATAATACTACTTGCTATTGATCTTTATAAAGATTATAAAGATTCCAATCGTGAAAAACAAGTGGTTCATATAAAAAAAAGTTGGTTAAATAAAAAACGTTAATATTTATATAATATATGACTAAAAAAGAATTAAAAAAACTAATCAAGGAAGTAATTAACGAAGCTAAATTTGATGATATGCAAATTAACTCTCCTAATGATCTAGATTATAGTGATGCAAAACCGGGCCAAGTTGTTACTGTTCAAGAAATGCAAAGTTCTGTTAATATGCTTAAGAAATTTTTAAAATTGGGTCAGTATGTGCTTCCAAAAAATATGTTAAGTAGTTTTAGAGAATATATTACAGATATTGAAACCGATCTTGCTGAAATAAGTCAATTACAAAGTGCTACACCATTCAACAAATATAAATATTTGGATGCTATTTCTCGTTTCGAAAAAACATATGGTAAAATTATTAAACCATAATAAATTTGAGTAAAACAAACCCCAACGAAAGTTGGGGTTTTTTCTTGCATTATTCAAAAAATTCGTTAGTAGAATCTACAATTATTTCTTGTACTTCTTCTTTGAACGAAGTATCTTTGGGGTAAGGTAGAACTTTATGTTTAAGAGATTTAGTCAACTTTTTATTTTCTATTTTGTTACTGATAAACTTGATATAACGATGTTTACCACTTTCTCGTTTGCGCCAGAATGTTCTACCAATACGTTCTTTTAGTTTATCTACGCTGTGTGTTTTCCATCTTGAATATACACTTCTGCTGTGTATCCAATCATAGTTAGGAGGACCAACTAAACTAACACTATAGTTAGGCATTATAGCGATATCTACATAGTTATCGCCTTGATATAGAAAGCCAGTTGCTTGATAGATTGTGCCTGCGTGTCCAGCTTCACTATCCGCATAACTGAGAATACATTTGATGTGGGGATATTCAGTATTTAATAATCTAAAGCTTTCAGCTATACAATAACTTTCTATATTTTTACCATAACCATCTGCAATCCACAGTCGTGTTAATTCTAACACATTGTTATTAGTAAGTAGTGAAGAGATACTGGTACTAGCATTTCTACCCACGGCGTTTCCATATACTAATACACCTATTAATCGTTCGTTAAAACCACCAAAGAATGTACTCTCTACATATTCTTTATAGTATACTCCATAAGCTACAGTACAAAGAGACCACTTGTGTGTATAATGATTCTTTTCAATAAGAGTTTTTGCAACATTCTTATTGATGCTTTTGATGTAAATTAATGTGGGGTCAAAATACTCCGACATTATTTCAGTATAACCATATAACTCTAACTGTCAAGATTTATATTATATAAAAAAGACCTTTGGAATTATATACTACAGTTCTAATTTTGGTAGCATTAATCTTATTGATACCAAGTCTATCTATTACTTGAAATGGATCAGGGTGATTATTTATAGGAGCTGCCATAACTCTATCCTTTATTTTGTATACATCCAAGTCTGTATTAACAATACTTGGATGATATTGTCTTACTAAAGGCATTGTTCTCATACTGGTTTATTTGTTGTTGGTTCTGCTTTCTTTACTCTACTAGATGGAAATGATTTGTTACCAAAATCACTACCGTGTAAACTATACAAATGCATAACTACACCGTGTTTTACAACCACATCCCCCAAGTCATTTACTAATACATATGGTGGTCTATCATATTTTAACATTACTGCTGAACTAACCAACAAATGATTGCTTTCACCTGCATCCATTACTCTTTGAGCATAGTTGATACCATCACCACTGATATTGAGATTGCCATTAATATCTTCCATTGGTATTACAGGTCCACAATGTACACCCATTCTCATTTGTAAATCCGGTCTATCCTTTACTGCTTTAGCTATAGTAACTGCACAATTCATTGCATCTTCCAAATAAGTAAAGAATCCCAATACCATACCGTCACCAGTAGGTAATATAATTAACTTTTCAAGCGCATTAGCTGTTTTGTATTGCATTGTAGACTTAACCAATGCACCCAAATCTTTACAAGCCTTCTTTTGTTCATCTGTTGTTTTCTTACTATAAGCAACAATATCCATAAAGAATATATAACCTTCTTGTTCTACGTCCAATTGCAATCTACCAGATTTGACTTCTACATCAACTTGTTCAACTTTCTTGACAACTTGTTTGACGGGTTTAACAACTTCTACCTTCTTTTCTTCTTTCTTTTCTACCACTGGAATATCTTTAAGTTTCAAGAAATCTTTCCAGTTAATTTTCTTAGCTGGTGCATCTTTTTTCTTTGGTTCTTTTGATGCTTGTTCTTCTTCGTGTTTCTTTATTGCAGCTTCTTCACGATTACGTTTTTCAACAAACAATGCAATTTGCTTTTTAACTTCATCTGTGATGTATATGTTTACATCTTTTCCACCACCACCAATATCGTGTTTCTTTTTTCTTTGAGCACCTTTGGATTGCAGATATGTTTGCATTTCTACATTACCCGTCTTAAATGCCAAATCCAACGGAGCAATTTCACCTTTGAAATCTGCACCGTTAACATTCGCACCCAAATGTACCAAAAATTCCACCATATCAACATCGTTAGCGTTAACGGCATAATGTAGTGGCATCCATCCATTCTTTTCATCTCTGCCATTGATTTTACCATCTTTATCAAAGAACGATTGTACACCTTCAAAATCTCCTGTTTCTGCGCAGAAATGAATACTAACACCTCCTGCGGATTTAGCACCGTACTTATTCAATAACTTAACAATGTCACCTCTATTGGTATTGGATAGTACGTCAATAGGATTATTTTTACCCAAGAAATCTTTCTTGTTAACATCAGCTCCTCTTACAATTAGATATTCAACCAAGTGTTTTTGTCCGTAATTTACTGCATAATGTAGTGCGGTCCAACCTTTGCCAGCGTCAACTTCATTGATATCAAATCCCTTGTCTAACATTTCTTCAATAGAAACGATATCACCATTTTTTGCGGCTAAATGGAAACTACTACCGCTACTGTATTTTGCACCTCTTTGTTGTAGTATTTCTGCGATATTTTTAAAACCTTTTTGTTCAGCTACATCCAGTGCTGTATTTTTACTGGTCCAATCTTTACAGTTGGGATCTGCACCGTGATTTAACAGTAGTTTTACGATTTCCACTTGATTTTCTTCTACAGCAACAACCAATGGTGGATTGCCTGTATCATCGTCTCTTTGATTGACATCTACTTTTTCTTTTTCGATACAGTTGTAGACGTTATCGTATAACCCACGTTTGATGTGGGTAAAAATGTTAATAGCCATAGTTTAATTAGTAAATTAGTCTTTTTTGAAACGGCTTAAATCCAATTGAGGTAGTGGTTTTTCTATGTTTAGACCAGCTAGTCTTTCATTTTGGATAACTAATTTACTTCCGCCTACAACCTTACCATCTACTACGTCATATATGAAAAATACAGTTTTTGTAAGTCCCACACGAACAATTCTGCCGGGTTTGCCATCAATATATACAACATCATCTTCTTTGTAATCGGACCCAATAAACATAAACAGTGCCGCGGCAAGTTTTTCAATGCTTGATTTAAACATTAGAATTACTAATCCCGCTACGAACATCCAGACATATTTGCCTGTCATATCTTGTGCGGTTGATTCTAGTACCTGTTGAGATATTACGTGTGCTGTATTTGTATCCATAATCGTCTTTAGTTTATTAACACATAACATTTGTTAACAATCCAAAACAATTATATAATAAATATAAATATTAATTTATTTAATCCACTTTTGTTCTTTTAGAATATCATCAATCAATTCTTTTTCGGAACTATCCATTTCTTTATCAAATCTTTTCAATACTTCAGTCAATGGATATACTCTATCAGGAGATTCTTTTTGTTTTTCTTTTAGTTCTTGAATTACATCAACTATTTTAACAAGTGGAGACTTGAATTCATCAACTTTGTCTTTTGAAGCGAAGTTAGCCAATTCAAATGCATGTGGAGTTAATGCTTTTACCAAACTTAGTAATCCAGAACCAATCATATTAAATATACTAAATGCTGCACCAGCTGCTGGATGTACTGTTGCTAATATTCTTAATATAACAAATACCACAACAAATATGATAATTGCGGTCATTGCACTAACAAAGAACTTTTTTAAACCCCAAAATACAGCATTAAGACCAAACATACCACTCATAGCATCCAAAGTAGCCTTGCTTTGATCAGCTTCTTTTGCAATTTCTTTTGCTTTATCAGTCATTTGCCATAATTCATCGTCATACTTTTCTTTCAAAGCAGACTTTTCTTTTTGCAATTTGTTTATGATTTCGTCACGTTGTGATAGTAATTGATCACCCTTTTTTCTTTCCTCAGCAACTTGACTGTTTAATAAATCAACGGTAGCTTTTATACGTTTAATTTCATCTATGTGTGGTGATCCAACTATAGAAATTACACGTTCATTGAGTGATTTAGCAGTATCTACTTGTACTGACGGGTTTGTTACTTGACTTAAAGAGTGTTGAATACCTATAGACAAAGACGATGCTTGTACACGTTTGCCTTTTTCTACTTTTTCCAACTCTACCATCGTATTATCTACTTTGGCTTCTTGTTTAGCAACAGCGTCTTGTGCAGTTGTAACTTGCTTCGCCGGTCTAACTTCAGACGAAATACAACCGGTTAGTATTAAAATTACGATGGTGTAAAACAGTTGTTTTTTAAAGTTCATATAATATAAATATTATTTTTTATAATAAAACTAATATTTATCAATATGATCAAACTTAATGACTTAATAGAGAACGATTCGTTGTGTCCGATGGCACATCCTAAGAACATAGAACCAGTGATGAGTTCTTATTTACGTTATCATATTGACAATAAAATTCCACTTAGCGAAAACATTTTTAGAACCTATAGTGAGTCTTATTTTGATTTAATCGAAGAAGTTCGTACTTTGTATTTTCAAAATTTAATAGAATTGTGTGACGCTGACGCTGAATTGGTTGAAAGTGATTTGGGTAAAAAGGCTATATTTGAAGGTAGAGAAGTGTATTTGGATGCGCCTATCGAAGACGAAGAAGATTTATTGATGGAACTTAAGCATAGAGGACGCACTGTTAATTTAAGTAGACCATTTAGAACACCCGGCGGTCCTAAAAAATATGCTGTATATGTTAAATCTAAGAATGGCAAAGTTAAAAAAGTAACATTTGGAGATCCAAATATGAGAAGCAGAGCTAGTAGCAAGGCTCGTCGTAAGAGTTTTGCAGCTAGACACAGATGTAGTCAAAAGAAAGATAGAACAACGGCTGGATATTGGAGTTGCAGAAGTCATAGAATGAAATCGTTGGGTAATAAAGGTAAAGGTAAATACTGGTAATGAGTCTACCGTTTATAGAAAACCCACTGGGTAACAGTCAGTATATAAGAGAATTTAGTTCCGATGTAGCTACTCACGAACTGGAATGGCATATAGATCGTGAAGACAGAACCGTTGAAGTTATAGAAAATAACAATTGGCACTTTCAATTAGATAATAATTTACCACAATTACTTAAAGAAACAATATTTATACCTAAAGAAACATACCACCGTGTAATAAAAGGCACAGGTAATCTAAAAGTAAGAATAACAAAACACATATGAAATTTATTGATTTATTAACAGAAGTTAAAATGTACGAAACACTTGGGTTACCTGATGACAGTATTATCCCACTAGATACGTTTGTATGTGAATGTAAAAATTGCGTAAATCAATCTCTATATGAAGCTATAAATGATACCGATAACAATTTAAAGATATGTTTGACTGAAGCGAACAAAAAGGAGCCTATTAGTTTTGAGTTGGCCGAATTAATGAAGAATATTGCCCGAGACACTCAAGGAAGATTAAAACTGTTGAGTGTATTAAACGATCCAAAAACACTGAAGTCTTTCTTAGATGACAAAGGATATTTGACTGCAATTTTATATTTGGCTCCCTCTGATTCATCAGGTCACGAAGTGTGTCCAAAGAAAAGTCCGGAATGTAACGCTGGTTGTTTGAATTTTGCTGGTAACCCTGCATATCTAAAAGCAAAATTAGCAGCAAGAGCTAGAAAAACTCGTTGGTTGTTTGGTGACAAATTGACATCTGATGAGATGAAAAATATTCCTACAGATCCAAAAATTATAGATAGATTTTATGGCAAAGGTAGACCCGGACCCGAAGGTAAACGTGGTAGAATATTGAATCCAATGCGTCCTGAAGACTTCATTGAAAGATTGCAAATTGAAATGGAGTTTTTGAAAAAAGTGGCTGCTAAATACAATTTAAAGTTATCGGTTAGATTAAACGGTACGAGCGATCTTGATTTTCATAAAAAATTGGAAAGTTGGAAATCTGCAAATCCAGATGTTAAATTTTATGACTATACAGCCGTGTTTAAATGGGCAATGCAAAGTCTTGAAGATCCTTCAAAACCACATATGACTTTTTCAAGAAAAGAAACTTTACAAAACAATATAGAATGTGAAAAATATTTGAAGGCTGGTGGTAATATTTCCGCAATATTTGATGAATTACCAGAATATTATCGTGGTTATAAAGTAATTGATGCAGATAGAACCGATTTGAGATTTTTAGACGATAGTGATCGACCAATTGATCCTGATACAGGTAAACCCGTGGGTGTAATCGCCGGATTAAAGATGAAGGGATTTAGATTAAAAGACGCATTTGCCTTGGGTATAATACAAAATAAGGGACCAGAAGATACATTCGTAATAAGAACCAAGGAATTGAGGAAAAGATTTGGAGATAAGTATTTTACACAAAAAATTCATTGGGGTGATCGCGCACCAACAGAGCCAAACAATATTACTGCTAAACAGATCTATAAAGATAAAATCAAGAATTATTTAAATAAAATATCAAGTAAATTGAAAGGTACAGCTGATAAAACGGATGAAAAAATATGATATGTGAATTAACAAATTATAAACTGTATATTTTTGTTGTTTAGATATTTATAATTAATGAGTGCTAATTTAGATCAAGATAGGGTAAGATGGCCTGGGAGTGGTAGTAGTGTTACTCAAAACACTGTGCCATTTGGTTATTACTTAAGCGAAAGTTGTAACACAGGATCTGGCGAAACTACTTTTGAAAATGATTGTAGTAGTAGTGCTATGTGGGCAGCAAAACGTTTGGGTTATCCTATTGTCGATATTGAAATGATCGATGTTAATTTTTATGCCTGTTTTGAAGAATCTGTATTGGAATATAACCGTGTAGTTAACGAATTCAACATCGTTAATAATATGGTAAATTTACAAGGATTACCACAAAACCAATACAAAAATTTAACAGGTCTAGGAGTAAAAAGTACAGGATTGCCTTTTATAATTCAATTGAGCAAACAATATGGTGCAGAAGCACTTGTTGGTGGCGAATATGAAGTTAAACGCAATTATATTACTGTCAGTGGCAGTGTTAATCCAAGCAGCACACAACAAGTTTATGACTTAAATCAATTGATTGGTAAAGATATTGAACACTTGACAGGCTCTCGTATCGAAGTTAAACGTGTATTTCACCAAAGACCGCCAGCAATTGCTCGTATTTATGATCCGTTTAGTATGACTGGTATGAGTTATAGTAACGTACTAACAGAAATGGGATTTAGCGCATACAGTCCTGCTACACAATTCTTAATGACTCCGATCTTTGAAGACTTGGAACGTGTACAAGCTATTGAGTTTAATGATATGGTTCGTAAAAGCGCATATAGTTTTGAAATTCTAGGTAATAATAAGTTGAGAATATTTCCAATTCCAACCGACAATTTCAAAGTTTATATAGATTATATAGTTGAAAGTGAACGTGATATTACCAACTTTTATAGTGGATCTCGTTATGAATACATTAGCGATCCAAGTGATATACCATACGAATACTGTACATATTGTAAGATAAATCAACCAGGCAAACAGTGGATCAAGAAATATTTCTTGGCTTTGTGCAAAGAAACATTGGGACGTATATTACAAAAATATAGTACAGTACCAATTCCAGGTGGCGAAGTAACTCTTGACGGTGCGGAGTTACGTTCTGAAGCCAAGGAGGAAAAAGACACATTGCTTGATAAATTGAGAGATATGTTGGAAAAAACCTTGCGAGTCAATCAATTGGAAAATAAAGGTAAGGAAAGCGAAGAAATGAATAAGATGCTTTCCAGAGTACCACTACACATTTATATAGGATAATTTATGGCAGCACCTGTATCACCACAATACCCTAAACAAAATCCAGCTTTTAAGCAATACTGGACATCTACACGTAAAGATGTGGGTATTTATAACAATAATTATTCTCCCGGTAGATACTTTTCTCCAAGAGATATAAATTTTTTGGGAAGTGTTAATTCTGAATTAATCGGTGATATAATCGAATGCGTTGTACAAGTATTTAAAATTGCAGCTTATGAAACCAATACCAATATCTACGGTGAAAGCAGTAGTGACAAGGGTAAGGTTTTTTACTCTGGTATAGACTTGAGTTGTTTGGTGCAACGTGAAGACATTAACACAGAAAATCAAGGATATGGACCTGATAGAAAACAAGATATTGTTTACAGATTTAGAGAACGTGATTGTATTACCACGAACTATTTCCCAGAAATTGGCGATTTGGTGCTTTACAATGAACGTTATTATGAAATTGATAACGTAGTTCAAGAACAATTCTTGGGTGGTCATCCTGATAAGTCTTGGAGTTTGATTGTTAATACTCATTACACAAGACTAAGCAAAATTAACCTAGTAGAAAGACAAACATAATTTATGTCTTGGGGTCCAAATACTAATACAAATCCGCCACCAAATCCTATTGAAAACGCATCTGCGCAATCAGATGTTAAAAAGTTCTATAATAGAGCCAACGCAACTCGTCGTGATACAGATAAACAAAAGAATTTTACTGTAACGTTATTGGACGTTGATACAGCTATTATCAACACATTAGATAGTACTTTAAGACTACAAGTAAACGATAATGGTGAAGTTGTCAAGGTGCCAATTATATATGGCAATCCAGAAAGATGGTTTGCTATGAAAAAGTTTGGTCATATCAGAGACAATCAAGGCAAAATATTGTTGCCAGCTGTTATGATTCGTAGAAAAAGTGTAGAAAATAACAAAGATCTTGCAACATTTAATCGTTATTTGAGTTATGAAACCATAATGAATTATAGCGAGAAAAACAAATATGACAGATTTGATTTGATGAACAAAGGTGCGTTTGCAAGCAAGCCAACCAAACAAATTTACAGTGTAAGTTTACCAGTTCAAGTAAATATTACATACGAATGTATCATTTGGACTGATTATGTAGATCAAAACAATAAGCTGTTGGAACAAATCAATTATGCAGCTAAAGATTACTGGGGAGACGCAGAAAGATTTAAGTTCAGAGCCAGAATAGACAGTTATAGCATCGAACAAGAAATCAATGAAGGTGAAGATCGTAATATCAAAACATCATTTGATATAAATGTCAATGCATATTTGTTAAATGAAAATTACATAACAAATTTAGACGGGGTAAAAAATACCACTCAAAAGCTATTTACAGTAAGAAAAGTAATGTTGCAAGAAAATGCAATTGCTAGTGCAGGTGAAATGGAAAACATTTCAAACAATATTATTAAGAATAGCAACAATTTAAAAGATAGTCCATTGGATTACACAGATGTAACAGGTCAAGGTACAATGGCACTAAACGTAAATAAAGTAACAAATTTAGACGGATATAATAAAATACAACCCAGTTTTGAAGGTGTTACCAAAACACCATTTCATCCAGCTCCAAAATCTATCACCGATTATGGAGAAAATGGTTGGTTAGCATATGATTCTAAATATATCTATGTTTATCAATATCCAGCGGGGTGGTTAAAAAGAGAAATTGCTACATTTGATTATGACTATAATAGTCAAACCTATATCAGTGGATACGATTGCAATGGCAATCCTATTTACACAACTGCAAATAAAAGACCAATAAATACCGCTTTTAGAGTATTTCAAAGATTTCCTGACAAATTCTATCATCAAGTACCATATCAATCATCAGATTATGGTGAAGATGGTTGGGTAAGCTACGACGGTAATTATTTTTATATATACAGCGCAGGACAGTGGAGAAGAATACCAATTTCTCTATTTAATTAAATATAATTAATATTTATGTTTTTAACACTTACACGGTGTTACTTAACCGTATCGTTATATTTATAAGAAATGTCAACATTAAAGAAAGATCCATGCGAGGTTTCTCCAATAAAATTGGATAATGCTCTGTATGATTATAAAAAATTAACAGCGACTTTTAAAGATCCTACCACAGAGCTGTTTCTTAAAATAATCGACGAATTACGTAAAATTATTTATTGTCGAACCAGTTCTCAGTTTTTCAACAATGTTGCTACTAAACAAATACCATGCGATCAAAAATCAAAAACTTGGGTATTTGATCATAATTTAAACTCAGATCTAGTATTAATTCAAACATACGACGAGAATTTCAATCAATTAATACCAGAAACAATAGTACTCAATAATGATAATACCGCAACCATAACTTTTTCGTTTGATGCATGCGGATACATCATAGGTGTAAGCGGTAATATCAGCACCAGTGGTACTTCAGGCACAGGCACCAGTGGTAGTAGTGGTAGTAGCGGAGAAAAAGGATCAGCTGGATCAAGCGGAACAAGCAATACAAGCGGCACAAGCGGTACAAGCACATCTTCAGGTACCAGTGGTAGTCAAGGCACAAGCGGTACAAATGGTGAGGGTGGTAGTAGCGGTCAAAGTGGCGATATAGGAACCAGTGGAACTAGTGGAGAAAATGGAAGCAGTGGTACAAGCGGTAGTAGTGGTTTATTAGATGGATCAAGCGGATCAAGTGGTACAAGTACTACAAGCGGTACAACCGGCACAAGTGGCACAAGAGGATCAAGCGGTAGATCAGGCACCAGTGGAAGCAGCGGAACAAGTGGTAGTAGCGGAACAAGTGGTACTAGTGGTACAAGTGGTACCAGTGGTACAAGTGGCACAAACGGTACTAGTGGTAGCAGTGGCACCAGTGGTACAAGCGGATCTAGTGGCACAAGTGGTACAAATGGATCAAGTGGTACAAGTGGTAGCAGCGGATCAAGTGGTACAAGTGGATCAAGTGGTACAAGTGGTACAAGCGGATCTAGTGGCACCAGTGGTACTAGTGGTACGAGTGGTACCAGTGGGTCAAGTGGATCGAGCGGATCTAGTGGCACAAGTGGCACATCTGGTATAAGTGGAAGCAGTGGTTCAAACGGCACAAGCGGCACAAATGGCACCAGTGGCACAAGTGGTACTAGTGGAACAAGTGGTACAAGTGGTACAAGCGGTACAAGTGGATCATCTGGTAATAGTGGATCATCCGGTAGTAATGGGACAAATGGCACCAGTGGTACAAGCGGCACAAGTGGTACAAGCGGTACTAGTGGTACAAGCGGAACAAGTGGTACAAGTGGTACAAGCGGTACAAGCGGTACTAGTGGATCAAGTGGATCAAGTGGGTCAAGTGGATCAAATGGTACAAACGGCACTAATGGTACAAATGGCACTAGTGGTACAAGCGGCACTAGCGGTACAAGTGGTACCAGTGGTACAAGTGGATCAAGTGGGTCAAGTGGGTCAAGTGGGTCAAGTGGATCAAGTGGATCTAATGGAACAAATGGTACCAGTGGTACAAATGGTACCAGTGGTACTAGCGGAACAAGTGGTACAAGCGGTACTAGCGGATCAAGTGGTTCAAGTGGTTCAAGTGGGTTAAGTGGTTCAAGTGGTTCATCTGGTACTAGCGGATCGTCTGGCAGTAGCGGAACAAGTGGATCTAATGGCACAAACGGCACAAGTGGTACTAGCGGCACAAGTGGTACTAGCGGCACAAGTGGTACTAGCGGCACAAGTGGATCAAGTGGATCAAGTGGTACTAGTGGATCAAATGGTACAAGCGGATCTAACGGCACAAATGGCACAAGTGGATCAAATGGTACAAGTGGAACGAGTGGTACAAGCGGTACAAGTGGTAGTAGTGGAACAAGTGGTACAAGTGGTAGTAGTGGAACAAGTGGATCAAATGGCACAAGTGGTACTAGCGGATCAAACGGCACAAGTGGATCTAATGGCACAAGTGGTACTAGTGGTACAAGCGGTACTAGTGGTACAAGCGGTACTAGTGGATCGAGTGGATCAAGTGGATCAAGTGGATTAAGCGGTTCAAGTGGATCATCTGGTACTAGCGGATCAAGTGGATCATCTGGTACCAGCGGATCCAATGGAACGAATGGAACAAGTGGATCGTCCGGTACTAGCGGATCAAGTGGATCGTCTGGTACTAGCGGATCAAGTGGATCATCCGGTACAAGTGGATCTAATGGAACAAGTGGTACTAGCGGATCTAACGGTACCAGTGGTAGCAGTGGCACAAGTGGTACAAGCGGATCAAGTGGTACTAGCGGTACAAGTGGATCAAGTGGATCAAGTGGTTCAAGTGGTTCAAGCGGATCAAGTGGCAGTAGTGGTACTAGTGGATCAAACGGTACTAGTGGTACAAGCGGTACAAACGGTACTAGTGGTTCAAGTGGTTCAAGTGGATTAAGTGGATCAAGTGGATCATCTGGTACAAGCGGATCAAGCGGTAGTAGTGGATCATCTGGTACAAGCGGATCTAATGGTACAAGCGGTAGTAGTGGATCAAATGGTACCAGTGGCACAAGTGGCACAAGTGGTACAAGTGGATCTAATGGTACAAGCGGTAGTAGTGGCACAAGCGGTAGTAGTGGATCATCTGGAACAAGTGGATCTAATGGCACAAGCGGTACAAGTGGTAGCAGTGGATCTTCTGGTATAAGTGGTAGTAGTGGAACGAGTGGCACAAGCGGTAGTAGTGGAACAAGTGGTAGTAGTGGATCAAATGGCACAAGCGGATCAAATGGTACTAATGGTACTAACGGTACTAACGGTACAAGTGGTACATCTGGTAGTAGTGGAACAAGTGGTACTAGTGGAACAAGTGGATCATCTGGAACAAGCGGATCTAATGGTACAAGTGGAACAAGTGGGTCAAACGGTACAAGCGGTAGTAGTGGAACAAGCGGTACTAGTGGTACTAGTGGCACAAGTGGTACTAGTGGCACAAGTGGTACTAGTGGATCATCTGGTATAAGTGGAACAAGCGGATCAAACGGCACAAGTGGTACAAGCGGATCAAACGGCACAAGTGGTACAAGCGGTACTAGTGGCACAAGTGGTACAAGCGGTACTAGTGGCACAAGCGGTACAAGTGGTAGTAGTGGATCAAGTGGTACTAGTGGATCAAATGGCACAAGCGGCACAAGCGGCACTAGTGGTACTAGTGGTACGAGCGGATCTAATGGCACAAGCGGTACTAGTGGAACAAGTGGATCTAATGGCACAAGTGGTACAAGCGGCACAAGTGGTACAAGTGGGTCAAGTGGATCAAATGGTACAAGTGGGTCAAGTGGATCAAGCGGTACAAGTGGGTCAAATGGATCAAGCGGTACAAGTGGATCTAATGGCACAAGTGGCACAAGTGGTAGTAGTGGATCTTCTGGTATAAGTGGCAGCAGTGGTACAAATGGAACAAGCGGCACCAGTGGCGTAAGTGAATCAAGTGGATCAAGTGGAAGCAGTGGTACTAGTGGCACAAGTGGATCCAACGGTACAAGTGGCAGTAGTGGTACAAGTGGTACAAGTGGTAGTAGTGGTACAAGTGGATCAAATGGAAGCAGTGGCACAAGTGGAAGCAGTGGTACTAGTGGCACAAGTGGATCTAACGGTACAAGTGGTACTAGTGGTACTAGTGGTACTAGTGGTACAAGCGGTACTAGTGGTAGTAGCGGATCGTCTGGTATAAGTGGGTCAAGTGGATCAAGTGGCACAAGTGGTACAAGCGGATCGAACGGCACCAGTGGGTCAAGTGGATCAAGTGGATCAAGTGGCACAAGCGGATCAAGTGGATCAAGTGGTACAAGCGGATCTAACGGTACAAGCGGATCTAACGGTACAAGTGGCACAAGTGGATCCAACGGTACAAGTGGTAGTAGCGGATCGTCTGGTATAAGTGGTAGCAGTGGAACAAACGGCACCAGTGGTACAAGTGGCACAAGTGGTATAAGCGGATCAAACGGTACAAGTGGTAGTAGCGGATCGTCTGGTACTAGCGGATCAAGTGGATCTAACGGTACAAGTGGTACAAATGGTACTAGTGGCACAAGCGGTACAAGTGGATCTAATGGTACCAGTGGTAGCAGTGGCACAAGTGGTACAAGCGGATCAAGTGGTACTAGTGGCACAAGCGGAACAAGTGGAACAAGCGGCAGTAATGGATCAAGTGGCACAAGTGGTATAAGTGGGTCAAATGGTACTAGTGGCACAAGCGGTACTAGTGGTAGTAGCGGATCGTCTGGTGTAAGTGGATCAAGTGGATCAAGTGGGTCAAGTGGGTCAAGTGGATCAAGTGGGTCAAGTGGATCAAGTGGTACAAGTGGATCAAGTGGGTCAAATGGTACTAGTGGCACAAGCGGAACAAGTGGATCAAGTGGGAGCAGTGGTACCAGTGGCACTAGTGGTACGAGTGGATCAAATGGTACCAGTGGAACGAGTGGAACAAGTGGTATAAGTGGGTCAAATGGTACAAATGGTACTAGTGGCACAAGTGGAACAAGTGGATCAAGTGGTAGCAGTGGTACTAATGGTACTAGTGGTACAAGTGGTATAAGCGGATCAAATGGCACCAGTGGAACAAGCGGAACAAGTGGTACCAGTGGTACTAGTGGTAGCAGTGGTACAAGCGGATTTAGTCGTGATAGTGGTAGCAGTGGTAATAGTGCCACAAGTGGTAGTAGTGGTACAAGTGGTAGTAGCGGTACAAGTGGAACAAGTGGTAGCAGTGGTCAAAACGGAACAAGCGGAACAAATGGAACGAGTGGCACTAGCGGAACAAGTGGAACTAGTGGTAGCAGTGGTAGCAGTGGTATTAGTGGTAGCAGTGGTAGAAATGGAACCAGTGGTACAAGTGGCACAAGCGGAACAAGCGGAACAAGTGGTACTAGTGGTAGCAGTGGTACAAGCGGATTTAGTCGTGATAGTGGTAGCAGCGGTAATAGTGCCACAAGTGGTAGTAGTGGTACAAGTGGTAGTAGCGGTACAAGTGGAACAAGTGGTAGCAGCGGTCAAAACGGAACAAGCGGTACTAGTGGCACAAGCGGAACCAGTGGTAGTAGTGGTAGTAGTGGTAGCAGTGGTACAAGTGGTACAAGTGGTACGAGTGGTCGAAATGGAACCAGTGGTACAAGTGGTACAAGCGGAACCAGTGGTACAAGTGGAAGTAGTGGTACAAGCGGATTTAGTCGTGATAGTGGTAGCAGCGGTAATAGTGCCACAAGTGGTAGTAGTGGTACAAGTGGTAGTAGTGGAACGAGCGGCACAAGTGGTAGTAGCGGTCAAAACGGAACAAGTGGAACAAACGGAACAAGTGGCACAAGTGGAACGAGCGGAACAAGTGGTAGCAGTGGCACAAGTGGTCGAAATGGAACCAGTGGAACAAGTGGTAGCAGTGGTACGAGTGGCACAAGCGGAACGAGTGGTAGTAGTGGTACTGTTGGTACAAGTGGAACAAGTGGTGTAAGTGCTGGTGGAGGTGCTAGTGCTAGTAGTGGAAGTAGTGGTATAAGTGGAACTAGTGGTAGCAGTGGTACGAGTGGCACTAGTGGTATTAGTGCTCCTAGTGGTACCAGTGGAATTAGTGGTGGTAGTTTTACTGATCAGCCTAATTATTTGGTAAAAACTACTGGTCTTACTACGTTACAGAGTGTTAATTTTTTAAGTGTGGATGGTACTACATTAACAGTTGTTGGAACTGTTAGTGCTACTACATTGATAGAAACGTCTAGTGAAAATACTAAAACGGATATTATGCCTTTATTGCCGCCGCAATTGGACAAGATTGTGTTATTGAATCCGGTGACATTTAGGTATAAGAACAACAATGAATTTAGTATTGGTTTGATAGCTGAAGAGGTTGTGAAGATATATCCTGAATTTGTTAGTTATGATGAGTTGGGTAATATATCTGGTATAAATTATAGTAAATTGACAGCTGTATTGATACAGGGTGTTAAAGAATTGAAGCAGATAGTTGATGAACAACAAATAACAATAAATCGATTGATAAATAAATAATTATATTATATGGCAATATTACAAGGTGCTCGAATTACAGGATCAATTATAGCTACAACTTTTATTAAAGCTAGTGGTTTCAGTGGCAGTTTAACTGCTTCTAGATTGTATGTACAAGGATCGGTTGGTATAGGCACAACAAGTCCTGTTTATAAATTGGATGTAGTTGGTTCTGTGTATAGTTCTAATTATTTTTCAGTATTAACCGCAGCAACATATGGTCCAAGTGATAATAGTGCGGCAATGCAAGTGTTTGGATCAACTGGTTCAGGTGGATTAACAAATACTATAAAGTTTGTTACAGTTGGTAGTGAAAGAGTTCGTATTGACAACAATGGTAATGTTGGTATAGGTACAACAAGTCCTACGGGAACTTATGGAAAGTTAAGTGTAGCAGGCGGTATTCGTATATTAGATGATAATAATGCAAAATTAGAAATTGGTAGATATTCAAGTGGTGCATCCAATTCTTATATTAAACTGGGTTCAAATTCTAATAGTTTAAGAATTACTAATAATACTGATGCGGCTGATATCTTTACTATAGAAAATGGTGGTAATGTTGGTATAGGTACAACAAGTCCTAATTATTTAACGGATATACAATCAACAACAAGTCCACAAACTTTAAATTTAAAATTAAATAAAACATCTACAACAAATGACTACGCAGAAATTGCATTTCAATTATGGAGTGGCGCCGGTTCAGGAGCAAATACATTTGGCGGATCAGGAACTTCTAGACCAAGCGTGGTTTTAAGAGCATTAAATGAAAATGGAGGTACCGCTGCAGGTGCTTTTATAGTGGGAACATTTACAGGCGGATCAGATAATTCAACACTGACAGAAAAATTTAGAATTACATCAGTCGGTAACGTAGGTATAGGTACAACAAGTCCAAGTCAATTATTAGAAGTAGCTGGGTCTAGCCCAATAATTAGAGTATTGGCCACATCAGGTAATTCTACATTAAGATTAACTGATAATGGTGTAAGAAATTGGGATCTAAAAGTTGTAGATACTTCAGATTATTTTGAAGTAGGTGGTACATCCGCAACTTCATTGGTTGTAACAGGAGCAGGTAATGTTGGTATAGGTACAACAAGTCCTGTATTTTCATTGGATGTGACAGGTGGTGTTGGATTAAATACATCTGGAACTGGAGTATCCGTAACAATTGGTGCAAATAATACATCTGATAGATATTTACGCATTAGAAATTCAAATGGTAATTTTGAAATTGGAAGTGCTGGAAATCAACATTATTTATATGGTGTTGGTGCTAGTAATTTCTTTACTATCTACACAAATTCATCCGAACGATTCAGAATTGCAGCCGATGGTAATGTTGGTATAGGTACAACAAGTCCATCACAAAAATTAACTATAAATAATGGTTCTTCAACAGGAGCCGGTGCAGTATATCCAATTAGATTATCTGGAGGAACAATGACTAGTGTTGGTGACTCTACTGGTTTATTGTTTATACAAAGAGATGCAAATGATGATTACGGTGCTTATATAAGACTATATACTACTCAAGCCAATCCTCAATATTTAAATCCAAGACTTGAATTTGGTGTACAAACTACAGATACAAATGTACTTGGTAGTGTTGTTACTAGAATGGTAATAACAGGAGATGGCGATGTGGGTATTGGTACAACATCACCAACTGCACAATCAAACTATAGATTTTTACAAGTTAACGGCACCAATTCGGCGGTTATTGAAACGATGGTTGGTGGTTCAAGAATTGGTGGATTTGATTCAAGTGCATCAGCTTTGTATGTAGGTTCAATTGGTAGTTATCCTGTTGTATTCAGAACGGCAGTTGATGAAAAAATGCGTATAGCTACAGATGGTAATGTGGGTATAGGCACAAGTACTCCTGCTTATAAATTGGATGTGGTTGGTTCTATAAATACAAGCAACTTCATGTTTGTTTCATATCCATATGGCAACGCATTTCCATTACAATTAACCGCCAATAACTTTCTAAAAGCTGATAACTATTATTATGGAATGTCAATTAATACAGGAGATGTAAATTATATTTCTGGTAAGTTCCTAATTAATGGTGGTACATATAAGAGAGTAGAACTATATGGATACGAAAATAGTGTTGGATATATACCAACCATAATTCCAGGTGGATGTGTTGGTATTGGTACGATAATTACAAATTCAGGTTTACAAATACAAACAGAAGGAACAAATACTACGTCTGGTTCATTCTTGTTTGTAAGATCTACAAATTCAAGTTTTGGTGGTGGGGCAATTGGTGTTGGATATGATTATGCAGCTGCAGTTGGAGCTAATTTCTATCCATTTAGAATTAGAGCTGGTAGTACCAACACTATATTATTGATAAATAGTGCGGGTGTAGTTTATGCGGGTGATACTACAGGAGCAGTTGCTTATGGTAATCATGACCCATATTATGCTTTTAATCAAGATACCAATACTGGTATGGATTGGGCAGCCGCTGATACACTAACATTTAAAACAGGTGGTAGTGAAAGAATGCGTATTGCTTCTAATGGCAGTGTTGGCATAGGTACAACAAGTCCTAATTATACACTTCAAGTTAACGGAACTTTTTACGTAAACAGCACAACATATATGAATGGATCTTTGACAGTTGAAGATTCATTCATAATAGATGGTAGGTTGGCAGGTAGTTTTGGTACGGGTTCTATACTAATGAAGAGTGGAAATTCTTCTGGTACTTGGAATCAATTTAATATATTTTACTATAAAAACTCAAGTATCGATAGACTCGGTTTTGTTGATGGTGGTTCTGTAGAAATATTAACTCTAAAAAATGGTGGTAATGTTGGTATAGGCACAACGAGTCCTGTTAATAAATTGCATATAAGTGGATCTTCTACAAATTTACCACTTAAATTGGAAGGATTGACAAGTAACGCAACTGGATATTTTCTAACAGTTGATAATACAACCGGCGTTGTATACAAATCTACCGGTGGTGCTAATGGAACAAGTGGCACCAGTGGCGCAAATGGCAGTCCAGGTGGTGCGGGTAGCAGTGGTACCAATGGAACGAGTGGCACCAGTGGCGCAAATGGTAATCCAGGTACCAGTGGCACTAGTGGCGCAAATGGTAATGCTGGGTCTAGTGGTATTACTGGTACCAGTGGTACTAGCGGTGTCACAAATATAAAAGCATGGATTCACTTTAATGGAACAGGCACACCATCATCTAACGCGTCTAATAACGTATCATCCATAACTGATAATGGTACCGGCGATTATACAATTAACTTTACCACTGCATTTTCTAATGCAAATTATGTGGTAGCTGGTACAGCAACTTATCAATATGAAAATCCCGGTCAATCTATAAATAATATGTTTATTGCAGTACCAAGAAGACCTACAGCACAATTAGCTGGTAGTTGTAGAATTTCTACGCCTGGTTCTGATAACGTATTATACGATTGCGATTATGTTAGAGTATTATTTTCAAATTAAATTTAATATAACACTTGACTTTTGCTTTTATATAAAGTATAAGCTAAAGCTAGCGCTTAGTTAACTAAATGGTTAAGTTAATTATTAAATAATAATACTAAAATATTGATAGTTAAATTAACTGTAAGCGCATAATATGCTACTATTTATTATAAATGATTACTAATAAACATAAAATATATTTGGATATGGATGGTGTGATAAGTGATTGGGAATTGCAATTCAAGCGATATAGTGGTGGTGTACCTGTTGAAACTTATGATGCTGAACACGGTAAAAAGAATAGATTTAAGTTTGTAGATAAGAATTGTCCTGAATACTATTCTAGTATGCCTTGGATGAAAGATGGCAGATTGCTTTATAATTTTGTATCAAATTTGCCTGTAGAGATATTGAGTCATGCGCCTACCAATTTGGCATATGTTGGTAAAAAGCAGTGGTTAGCCAATAACAATATTGATATTAAAGCTAATTTGGTACCGCATAGAAATTTAAAAGCAAAGTTTGCAACTCCTGATAGTATTTTGATAGATGACCGTGAAGATAATGTAAATGATTTTATCAAAGCTGGTGGTAAAGCAATATTGCATAAAAGCGCAATAGATACAATTAATAAACTAAAAGAAATGTTGGGTATCAAAGAATCTCATAGAATTTATAATAGCATTTTAAATCCTGAGATATGGGCTACTGAAAATGCTATTAAACCTGATGTATTAAACAAGTTATTAACTATTGCAAATACTTTTTACAAAGATACTGATTTGAATGTACCTCTTGAAAATATATACTTTCTTGGTAGTACTGCCGGATATAATTGGACACCAACAAGTGATATTGACTTACATTTGGTTGTAGATTTTTCCAAAATTGATCCAAATGAAGAACTGGTTAAGAATTATGTGGATGGCTTAAAAAGCAAATGGAATGAAAACCACAACATTAGAATTGGCAATCATCCAGTGGAAGTTTACATTCAAGATATTAAAGAGGTCAATAGAAGTCAAGCTGTATATAGTTTGATGAAAAATGAATGGGTAAAAAAGCCAAAAATAGAAGACATTCAGATTGATAAAGATGCTATTACAAAGAAATACAAACAATATGTTTCGTTTATTTCCACAGCTATAAAAGAACAAAATTTAGATAAATTAAAGCGTTTAGTTAAACGTTTGTATGAAATGAGAGAAGCTGGATTAAGTAAGAGCGGCGAGTATAGTACAGAAAATTTGGTGTTTAAACTTTTAAGATCCACAGGTTACGTCAATCAACTAAAAAATGCTATCACAAATATTACAGATAAAAATTTGAGTAAATGATAAAAAACTTTATATAAAACTAAATCGTTTAATATTTATATTCAAGAACAATAAGGTAAAAATATGGCAGAACTACTAAATCCAAGTGAAATATTCGCTACGGCATTCGAACCAAAAGTAAAGAATCGTTTTATTCTTTATGTTGATGGTATTCCATCATTCATCATCAAAAAGGTCAATCGTCCTAAACTAACACAAGCCAAGAAGGAACTTGACCATATTAACGTAAAAACCTACTACAAGGGTAAAAGTGTATGGGATGAAATCAGTATGGAACTTTATGATCCAATTGTACCATCCGGTGCTCAAGCAGTAATGGAATGGGTACGTTTGCACCACGAATCAGTTACTGGTCGTGATGGTTACCAAGACTTCTATAAGAAGGATCTAACAATTAACGTCTTGGGTCCAGTAGGTGACAAAGTAGAAGAATGGAAGTTGGTAGGTTCATTTATCGTAAGCGCTGATTTCCAAGAAATGGATTGGAGCGATGACGGTGCTGCTCAGATGATCAGTTTATCTGTAGCATACGATTACGCAATTCTCCAATATTAATATTTATTGTATCAAAAAGAACCCCACATTTATTTGTGGGGTTTTCTATTTATTACTATATGCAAATGGGCAAGAAAATATTCGTAATTTATCCTGGTAGATTTCATCCCTTTCACAAAGGTCACAAAAGTGTATACAACTACCTAACCACTAAATTTGGTGGTAATGATGTATACATAACAACCACAGGTGTTACAAAATTGCCAAAATCACCATTTACTTTCAATGAAAAAATGCAAATGATGATTACCACAGGTATACCGGCAAACAAAATACTAAACGTCAAAAACAACTACAACTTGAAAAGTGTAGCTAATCAAATACCAATCAATATAGAACGTGATATTATTATTTTTGCAGTTAGTGAAAAGGATATGATTGAAGATCCAAGATTCAAAAACTTTGTAAAAAAAGATGGATCTCCTTCTTATTTACAGCCATTGCCAAAAAATCAATCCAAATTAGACCCAGCCATAAAACACGGATACTTGATAACAGTACCAACTGTAGATTTTACAGTACTAGGGTTACCGGCTAGAAGTGCAAGTCAATTAAGATCTCAATATGCTACATTAACCCCAGAACAACAAAAGGCTTTTATTATCGATTTGTTTGGTAATTACAATACAAATGTTCATAATATATTAAACAATAAATTGGGTAAAATTACTGGTAAATTAACCGAAAAACAAAAGAAGTTATTAAAGAAATTGATTGTGGGTATAATGAAAGAAGACGAAGCTAAAATAAATTCTGCAAGAAAAAAGTATAATCAAGCTGGATTGGTTCTTCGTACCGTTGAACTTGATGCGGCACAACAAGAACTTACAAAAGCAAATGACGATTTAAAAGCTGCAACTACCCCCGAAGAAAAAGCTGCGGCTGAACTACGTGTAAAAAACAAAAAAGATGCAGTAGACAGTAAAACAGCCGCTCGTGATGCTGCTCAACATCAATTAAATACCTAAATATAATAACATAAAAGTTATATAAAGTTCTATATATTGTTATAAAGTTATGAGTGACGAAATTATAATTCAAAAATTAAAGCAACAACATTCAACTGCATCAACAACAGCTGCACCTACAAGTTATCCTGCGGAAACAATAGAATTGCCATCTAAAGGATATTTCTATGATGAGTCTAGTCCACTAAGCAAAGGTAGTGTGGAATTAAAGATGATGACTGCTAGAGAAGAAGACATTTTAACCAATGAAAACTTCATCAAAAACGGTACTGTATTGGATAAATTGCTTGAATCTTTAATTGTTACGCCCGGCGTAAGAACACAAGATTTGTTGATGGTAGACAAAAATGCACTGTTTGTTGCTGCTAGACGTTTGGCATATGGTGACAAATACGGGCCTGTAAAAATTGAGTGCAAAAAATGTAATACCGAAAACAAAACATATATTGATTTAAGTACATTAAATGAAAAAGAAGTGGACTTCAATAAGTTTCAGAAGGGTAGTAATGAATTTGAATTTGAGTTTCCATATTGTAAACGTAGAATAACATTTAAACTTGTTACATCTGGTGATCAAGAAAGCATTGATCGTGATATTAAAGCGATGACCAAGATCAAAAAACAAGCCAGTACAGAAGTAACTACCAGACTTAAAAAGCTGATTGTAAGTATAGATGGAAAACCAGATATTGCATCTATCAATAAATTTGTTGACAATGAGTTGTTGTCAAAAGACAGTATGGCACTAAGAGCTTATATTAAAACAATTGCGCCTGAATTGGATATGGGTTTTGACTTTGTATGTGAACACTGTGGTGAGGTGGAAAGGATGGATGTACCGATGACGGTACAGTTTTTTTGGCCTGAGTCCTGAATATAAGTTACAAGTTCACGGTCAAATATTTGAATTGAGTTATTTCTCGCAAGGAGCGGTAAATGTACAAATTGCGTATAATTTACCTGTATTTTTACGTAATTTTTACTATGCTCAATTAGCAAATATAAAGAATAAAGAAAGTGATAGTTACAAAGAACCTGCTAAAAAGTCAGGTAAAGTAGATAAGCCTTTTTAGTGTAAAATAATATAGTTGTCATATTTATATATTATATGGCAGCACAACCATTTGATAAAGCAACAGCGGATAAACTAGTAGAGGCGTTTAATAATTTAAACGCTGAAATCAAAGATACTCTGTCTAATCTAGACAAGATAGTTGATACCGAGAAAAGAATGGTTGATATAGCCAAACAGTTAGGACAGGCATATAAAACACAAAAAGATAAGCTTGATGAACAGTTAAAAGGAAAAAGTTTACAAGAAAAATTATCATCAAAATTTGTAAATTCTGAAAAAAAGTTAAATGAATTTGCACAGGCACGTATCAACAGTTACATAAAAATAGAGAGTTTACAAAATGAATTATTGACAAACGCAGCTGAACTTCTAGTAGAGCAAAGTAAAGATCCTACCAGCGATACTGTTATAGCTTTACAAGATTTAATTAATAAAAAATCAACCGAGTTGAATTTGGAAGAACATTTATTGAAAAACAGTGCTTCCAAGTTAGAATCGTTAAAACTACATAATTTTTTACTAAAAGCAGCAAACGAGTTAATAGATTTATATAACAAAGCATTGGAGATGGGTGTAAAGTTGTTAAACAAGATGGGTGATTTGGCTTCGGGTTTAGCAACTAAACTAAATATACCCACCACATTAGCTGGTACTTTTGAAAGAATATTAGACGTTTTTAATCAAATTGACACCGCTGCTACAAATGTTAGACAAAAATTTGGACTATTACCAAGTCAGGGTGCAATTTTTGAAAAAAACATACGAGAAGCTTCTATTGAGTTAGCTGAGTTTGGTATAAACGCTGAACAACTTGGCGGAACAATGAAACAAATAGGTTCAACTTTTACAAGTTTGCAATCTATGGAAAAAGGATTGGTTAAAGATGTTTCAATAATGTCTGCTCAATTTGGAGTAGCTTCTGAAACAAGTGTTAAGTTTCTACAAACGTTAGGTGGCGTATCTGGAAAAAGTGCAATAGCCAAACAAAATATGTTGGGATTGGCAAAATTTGCTGCAAATGCTTATGGAGTTGGGTTGGACGATGTAATGAACGATGTCGCAAATGCATCTGAAGAAGCTAGAATGTTTGCTGGTAAAAATGCAGATGAAATGGTTAGAGCTGCAGCTCAAGCTAGACAAATGGGTACTACTCTTGACAATATGGCAAAAACTGCAAAGGGTTTGCTTGACTTTGAAAGTAGTATTCAATCAGAATTAAAAGCTAGTGCATTGATTGGTAAAAATATTAATTTTAATGAAGCTCGCAGATTGGCATTTCAAGGCGATATTATTGGGGCAAATAAATTAATATTGGATCAAGCTAAGAAAATTAAGTTCAATCAGTTAAATCCAATTGCACAAGACGCGTTTGCAAAAGCTGCTGGTAAGACTGTAAAAGAATTGCAAGAAATGTTAAATGCTGAAGAAAATCTGAAAGAAGCATTAAAATCAAAAGATCCATTGGTAAGAGCCGAAGCAGAGAAGAAAAAGCAAATGGCGGAAATGATGAAGAACGATCCTATTGCTGCTAAAAAAGCTGCTCAAGCCGAATATGAAAAAGGGTTGATTCAAGAAAAAAATCAAACCAGAATGAAACAGTTGCAAAATGAAATTAATGCAATTTTTATGGAATTTATTGGGCCTATATTGGAAGAAATTGGACCAATATTTACACAGTTATTAAAATATATAAAAGATAACCGAGAAGAAATCAAAAAATTTGCACAAGAAGTGGGTAAACTATATATGATGTTTAAAAGTTTATCTATAGTATCAAATATATTGGGTGGGATAGGAAAAATGACAAGTGGATTTGGAAAATTAATTACTTATTCTTCACAATTTTTATCATCGGCGCTAAAAATATCAAGTATTTTTATTGGGTGGTCAACGAGTACATCGGGTATCATAAACACGATAGTAAATATTTCGTTAAAAATAGAAAAGATCGCAAGTGGACTAAAATCAGCATCAGATACATTAAAAGGATTTGGTACGGGATTTCAATCCATATCTAATTTTATCGGAAAAGGATCTACACAATTAACAAAACTTTCAAATAGCGTTTTTAATATCGGAATGAATATTGAAAAAGTATTTACAAAATTTCCAGCAATTTCAAAAATTGGAAATATTATCTCAAACGTATTTAGTGGACTAGGTAGTTCGGTAAAAGGAATTGGAAGTTTTGTGGGTGGAATATTTGGCAAACTTGGTACTGGCATTGGGTTTTTTTCAAAACTCGCTCCGATTTTTGGAGCAGTAGCTAAATTTTTAGGACCAATAGGACTAGTTGTATCTGTGATTCAAGGTGGCATAGCGTTTTTTAAAGCATTTAATGAAACGACAGGTACCGTGAGTCAAAAAGCAGTAGCTGGATTAAAAGCTGTAGTTAATGCTTTGGTTGTAGAACCATTAAAAATGGTTTGGGATTTTCTTAAAAAGATACCGTCGTTTTTAGCCGATATAGATTTTGCGGGAATATTTAAAGACGTAACCAACTTTTTATTAGACGCACTAACGAGTTTGCCTGATAAAATAGAAGAGTTATTTAGTGGTGGCGGTGGGGGAATTGAATGGGGTAAAATTTTTGCAAATATTGGAAGATTAGCAATTGAAATTATTGTATTTCACTTTGTTAAATTGCCTATAGCTATAGCTAAAACAGTGGGAAAATTAGGATTGTTAATTTTGAAAGCTTTTGGACTGAACGCAATCGCTGACGGTATTGCATCTGTAGCAGACACTTTATATACTATACTTAAATGGCCATTTGAATTGGTATATAATTGGGTAATGGATAAATTGGGTGGTAAATCTCCATCCGAAATCGGTTTAGCGATTGTTGATGGTATTAAATCTGTAGTAGATATGTTATTTGATGTACTTACATATCCATTTAAAAAAGCCGCTCAAATTATACCAGAGATTATAAATATTTTAAAAACAACATTTGTTGATGCTTTCAAATCCGTAATGGATGTGATGTTTGATTTGATTACATATCCATTTAAAAAAGGATTTGAACTAATAAAGTCTGCTGTATCTGAAGTTGGTACTTTTCTCAAAGACACATTCAGTGGAGCTTTTACTTTTATTATTGGTGCTCTTGAAAAAGTATGGGAAAAAATGAAAGGTATTGGTTCATTTATATCTGATACAATAGGAAAAACTTTTAGTTTTGTTGGTAGAATAGTCGGAACATCAGAAGAAACTCCATCAAAAACTGCGACTGAATCAAAAACAAGTGTAAAAACTGATGATTTATTGATCAATACAATTGTAAATTCCAATAGAGTTTTAGCAGAAAAACTTGATAAATTGACTTCTATGATGGCATCTGGTCAAATTGCTGTGTATATTGATGGTCAACGTGCAAATCAATTATTAGCAACAAGTAACTCAAAATTTGGTTCATTTGGTCAAGCAACAACCAATTAATCTGATATTTATAATTAATGGCAAATAGTAATACATATTCTAGCGCAATAGGTAATGATGGTGCGCAAGTTACCACACTTTCTAATATACAAGGTGCGGGTTTATCTTTGCCGCCAAATGCCGAACAATATATAAATCTAAGAGCGCCTGGTAAATTAGAAACATTATTCAATACTAATAATAACAACGAAGTATTATATAGCAAGAATAAACCAACTGATTTATACGCAAGAGGATTAATTAGCAGCGAATTAGCACCTCCATTTTACGCAAATCCAAATCAAGGTCAACGTCAGAAGATAAATGTTAGCAGATCGTTTCCTATACAATCCGCATTGAGAGACGGTACCAGAATCAGAAGATTTCTAGGATCTGGTAAAGGTGGTACTTTTTTAACAAAACAAATACTATTACAAGGATTTGCTCCATTTGACGAAACCAAGATTTATAATCCAGCAAGCCCTCTTTTGGCTGCGGTTAGATTATCAACATTTGGTGCTATAGAAAGACCCACCAGATTTATAGATAGTAGCAATATCGTCGGTGGTTTAATGGGTGCTGCCGGTATAGGTGGTATTACAAAAGCTATTGGTGGATTGTTTGGTGCAACTGAAGGCAATCCATCTCCGCCACGTAGTAGTGTGGCTAGTGCAGCTAGTGAGCCAAAGAGTGGATTGGGTGGATTTTTCAATTTTACAGGATTACTTGGTGGTGGCGATAAAGCAGATCAAGTAATGCCTATTACAGGTCGAGATGGTGTTAAAGGATTACTAAGAGGTAATACAGCTACTGCTGGTTACAACAACAAACGATATAAGAGTTTGATGAGTAATTCTACAGGCAAAGGCGGATTCTTTAGTAATCTACTAAAATCAGCTGGGTCATTTTTAAAGAATAATACGATTCTAGGTGGATTGTTGCCACCTACTCAACCAATAGCAGGATTAAATTACAGAGCTGACGAAGATACATATGATCTGATGTTGAATACCAATAGATGGAGTAATTCTATTACACACGACAGAACAAGTGGTAAGAAGAGTGCTAATCTAAATGTTAATTTAAATCAGGGTAACAATTTGTTATATACAGGCACACAACCAAAATCAAAAGGTGGTTTTATTGGTGGGTTGTTAAAAGCAGTTGGATTACAACAAATAACAGGAGGCAACAGCAGTGGTACAAGTGGAATGAGATTTTTTGCCACTCCTCTGACAAACATAGTTTCTAAACGATTGAGACTATATGTTCAAAGCAATAAAAATTTAAGAAACAACAGCTTTTTATCTGTTACATATTCAACTACACCTGGCGTTGGTAAATTAACAGATTCGTATACAATTAGTAATGTTGAAATTAGTTCTGTAGACGGCGCTAATACAAATAGATACGGTGATTTAGTTAAAATAGATGGTGATGTAGAATATAGTGATCAATTGTTAAATTATAAACAATATACCGATCCTAAATTATCTGTAAACTATCAACGTACACTTTCAGATAAAACAGATAAAACTGTAGAATATATTCAAGATTTAAGCAGAATTTTAAAAACCAAAATTGCTGGAAACGACAATTTAAAGTATGGTGTAGATCCTATATTTGGAAAAACACAACAGTATGCCACAGATGATGTTGGTTTTAATTATTTAGCGAAAGTAAAATCAGACAGAACCAATACTGACGGATCTGATAGTGCAAATCAATACACCTATACTGGTCGAATCAGATATGAAAGAAAAGAAAAGTTTCCAACTCTATTGGGTAAAAAAGAAGGTAGAGACAGATTTATAAGACCCACCAACAATGTTGACTATGTTAACAGCTTGGGTGTATTAAATGCTGATGAATTTGCTGAAAAATATAATGATCAATTTAACGGATTGGGTCCTGACTTGGTTAAGTTTTACTTCTATGATATAGTTAACAACAGATTTATACCGTTTAATGCTACTGTAAAAGGGTTACAAGAAAACAATACATCTACTTGGGAACCAATTGAATACTTGGGTAGACCTGACAAGTTATACTATTACAAAGGATTTACCAGAGACGTTAGTTTCAATTTTAAAGTGGTTGCACATTCTGTTAAAGAATTATTACCTATGTGGCAACGTGTAAACTATTTGGTGGGTTTAACCAGACCTTCTAATTATACTTCCACTGTAAATGGTGGATTTATGATACCACCGATGGTGCAATTTACACTTGGAGATTTTTACAAAAATCACTTTGTGGTTTTAAATTCGTGCAATGTTAGCATACCTGAAGATGCATCTTGGGAATTAATTAACGAGAGTACTGTACAACAACAAGACTGGAGTTATAATTTAGGAAATATATTTACATTTGACAAAACCAGTATGAAAGGTAAAGTTGCGCAATTTCCAAGAGAAGCGGAAATTACTATCAATATGTCATTGATGGAAAAAGACAGACCAAAAACAGGAAGAGCTTTGTGGGGAAATGCTCCTGTTGCAACTATGACTCAGGCGGATGCTGGAGAAACTGCTACTGTATCTACATTTGGTACAACCGATCTTTATGGCGATAAAGATTATAATGATGTAGCTAATAATGATTTCTCTATGAATATGCGATATGATGTTGACAGACAAGGAAATAAATGAGATATCAATTTACGCCAACTGAAAAAAGATATGATGGGAAATTGGTATTTAAGACCACGTATTATCCCAATATACCGGAAACCGAGGACGATATATACATTACCGCATCCAATGAAGATTATTTGGATGCTTTAGCCAAAAAGTATTATGGTGATGAAATGTACTGGTGGATAATTGCTTTGGCTAACAACATATCTGATGGCAAATTGTCCGTTAATGCAAATAAACAATTAAGAATTCCAGGCAATTTACCAAATATATTACAGAATCTCAAACAGATTAATAGTTAAGTTATATGGCATACGAGGATGAAATTGCAGAAGAACCTAGATGGTGGGAAGTACAAAACATTCCTGTTGCATTAATTCGTGAATTAAGACGCAGAAAAAACTCAAATAACGTTGGTTTTAACTATCCAACCCCAGGTGACCCAAGTGGTGTTGTATATGATTTCTACAATAAACATGGTCAGTACAAAGGACCAATGACTCCGTGGGTACGAGTTTTTTCAAATGGCACTGGTATAGCTGGAAATGGATTGGTACCTCGTAGTACGATACTAAATAAAAACGGAGAAGAAAAGAGTTATGATGGATTCTTGTTTATGCCTGGCAGTGGATTTTATGAAATGTATGGTTTTAAACAAGATGGCAATGTATTAAAACAAGACAAGTCTGTTATTGGATATGAAGCTAATGGAAATCCACATTATATAGATTCTAGATATAGAAATCAATTTTCTTACAAGTGGCCAAGTACATTTAACAAAAACGGCAAGATTATAGAAAGCGTACAGAAATCTGAAGTGTCTTCTGTGTTACCACCACCTAATTTAGATAGCATAGAAATAAAAACTAGCAAAGATATGTTGTCGTTTGCTACCATAAAATTCAAATGTTATGGATTGGCTCAGTTGGAATATCTAGCACCATTCTTTTTGACACCCAGAATAAATGTGTTTGTTGAAATAGGATGGAATTTGTTTAATATCAATTCACTGATTGATTTATCCAGCAAAAATGAATGTTGGTCAATAATACAATCTCCACAAAAAATAATGGATAAATGGTACCAATCGTATGGTAATTATGGTGGTATTACTGGAATTGTAACCAAGTATAATTTTTCAACACAAGACGGTACTATATATGATTGCAATGTGGAACTAACTTCTCGACAAGCATTATTTGCTGGTATGCCTGCGGAAAACAATGTAAGTACCACAACAAATTCAAAGACCGATTCCAATGGCAAAAAAATACCAACAGAAACAAAAGAATATACAGGATTAAAAACGTTTTTGAAAACCGCTTTACCCAAGTTAAAGCAAGTTGTTATTGATCGTAAAAATTTTATGGAATATATTGCTACAAACGGTATATCCAATTCGGAAGATTATGACAATTCTAAAACACAAGAGTTTTTAAAACAACAAACTTTTTATGATGGAAAAATTGAAAACAGAATTTTTATAGGAAGAACAGATGCGCCTAATGTATATAAAAAACCAGCTGTACCAGTTGGAGAAGAAAATATATCATATAAATCAACTAATATTGGTGGAGTAAATTACAAAGCTGTATCATATAAAGATGATCGTTGTGATTTTGATACCAAAGGCGACGATGAAGTGTGGATGCAATTGGATTTTCTTTTTGAAGTTGCTAACAAATTCTGTTCCGTCGTATCAAATAAAACATTTACTATTAATGTAGATAAGATAATAAATGCACATCCAAATTTAATAAGTTGTGACCCACACGTATTAATACCAAATGGAATTGCTCCTAAATTTAATATTGGCAAAAAACTTCCAGATGAAAGTTACTTAAATACTATAAAAAATAATAAATTGGATCCAACTGCACAAAGTCGAGTTGAAAATGAAATCAAGTCTGGTGGATATTTGAAAAATGGTGATCCAAATCAAAATGCGTTTTTAAAATCAAAATATGATGTCGAGGTAACTAATGTAAACGACGAACTTTATAGAGCTGCTAAAAAAGTCGAAACTGTATTTAAAACAGCGGGTGCTTATAGAGATAATTTAGATACTGTTATCAATAGATTGTACTATGATATTGGTGGTATAAGTGAAAATAGTCCAAGTGACAATATATCATTTCCGTTTATTTATGACAAAGAAGTTGTATTGACAGGTGAAGAACTTGTATTATCCGATCCTCAAAAAACAAGATCGCAGTCAATTAAAAGAACATACAAGAAGTTTAGATATGGTAATTTAAAAAACATATACATAAGCAAAACCAAAGTCTTGGAAATTGTAGAAAATAAAGAAGTCCAAACTTGGCAACAGTTTGCAAACGCAATATTGAATGTTATTAATGAAGCTTCTAATGGATTTTGGAAATTCCAAATATCACAAGATGATTTGGGCGGATTATCTATATTGGATAACAATTATATTGATTTAGGTGACAAATCGCCTAGTCTAAAAAAAGTATATGTCTTTGATGCTGGTGGCACTGATTCCTGTATAAAAAACATTAGTTTAGATACTTCTTTGACGAGCGAACAAGCTACGTTGACATTATTTCAAGCGGGCATCAACAAACCAGATTCTTCTGACACATCGATGAGTGCTAAGAATTCAAGTGTGCCTGCTACCAGTTTTATAGATAGATTGGATGTTTTCAATGAAGAAGAAACAGGCACTGGTGAAAGTAATACAGTGCCTTCGCAAGAAGAAATTACAGTAGACCAAAACCCATTAATATCTGCAATACAAACGCACGGAACAATAGACAAGGTATTAACATTAACAAGTGCTTATATTGTAGATGGTGAAAACCCAAATGATGCCGCTAAGAATTACAAGCAGTTGAATTTATCTACCGATTTAAAAGACAAGTTGGGACAAATAATAGACGATCAAGATATAGAAAACAATTTATCTTTATATAGTGGAATCTCTCCTAACTTTTCGTTGACAGTAACATTTGATGGTATATTTGGATTTAGAATGTTTCAACACTTTGGCATTTCAAATTTTCCAAAACCTTATATTCCTGAGAACGTGATATTTATGATAACAGATGTTACACATTATGTTACAGCTGGCAATGGCAAATGGGAAACTGTTGTTGGATGTTTGGCAAGATGTGTAGCAGATCAAAACATTGAACTAATACCTGTATGATTATAAAAGATGTTGATGTTGCAACCAAAACAAAATTAAATCTGGGTAATTTTAACATTAATTTACCAAATACGTTTTTGCCAAAACCACAAGAAAAAGATTACAAGGTGGGTTATATAGAAAGATATCTAGTTTCCAAGATCAACTACTCGGAAATAACAGAAGTATCAGGCGACGTTTACAACAAAATAGACTCAAACTTTTTCAGAAAAGCCAAATTGAAATGGAAAATAACAGGTCCGTTAAACAGTAAGTATGATGGTAAGATGCTACTGGAACAAGGAGTAATTGAGTACAACAAGAAGCAAGTGGAACAAATAAATACAGTGATTAACGGAACCAACGAAGTTCTAACCAATCTTACTCAGTTCTACAAATAAATCAATTGACATTTGGTGTAAACAGTATACACTAAAGATGTGGAGTATTCGTCTAAAATCTATCTAAAATTAGTAACAAAGCACAATAATTATCATAATGCTTGTAATGATATTATTGCAGCTTTTATTTATGATTTTAAAGATGGTAAGAAACATTACTTAAATTTTTCCCACGGTGATTTGCCTGTGGATTGTTCGTTTGATCAATTTAAACTAGATATCGAATCAAAAGATATTACGGTATACGTTAACAATAAAAAGACATATAAGTATTGGTTAAACTGTAAATTAATTGATGTTAATCTATTTGGGTTTATAGACAACAATGAAACATTGGATGAAGTGGAAAACCTTAGCAGAAATTTTCTACAGCATAGTTACTACAATATCAATAACTTTAATTTGATATTACCATATGTTATACATCAACAGATCTTTGATAAAGAGGTAGAACAAATCAAACACTTGGATTCAAAGGAAACTGAGAGTTATTGTTTTAAATTTTTTAACAATGTTATATCTGATACATTGTTTGAAGTAGAAAAGAACGGAATCAAAGTAGACGTTGATGTTTTTTCAAAATATTTCAAGAGCAAAACTTATAATAAATTTGTATATACCAACTACAACATATACAATCCAACGGGAAGACCAAGTAATTCATATGATACCATCAATTATGTAGCTCTTAAAAAAGATGATGGGTCGAGAGCTAGTTTTGTTTCACGATATGGACAAGACGGTCATTTGATGATGATTGATTTTACAGGATTCCATCCTTACATTGTAGCAAATCTTGTGGAGTACAAAGTACCCGAAGAAGAAACAATATATGAACATTTAGCTAAATATTACTTTAACATTGTCAATGTAACAGCTGATGATATTGGCAAATCAAAGAAATTAACGATGGTAAATCTATATGGTCAGATTTCCAATCAATATTGTGATATTCCTTATTTTCACAAAGTTGAACAGTTAAAGGATAAATATTGGAAAAAGTTTGAGAAGAATGGGTATATAACAACTCCGATATATAAACGAAAGATAACAAATAAACATATAGTTGATGCCAACAAAAACAAGTTGTTTGCTTATATTATTCAAGCTGCTGAAACTGAATATGGAATTGACAGCTTAAGTAAGTGTATTAAGTTTGTTAGTAACAAAAAGATCGTACCTATTCTGTATGTATATGATTCGATAGTGTTTGATATTCACAATGATGTGGATAGACAAGATATTACTGATTTGATTGAGATCTTTAAAAACAAGCGATTTAAGGTAAAGACTTACACGGGAAATAATTATAATGATTTGAAATTAGTCCAATTGTAAATATATTTATATCTATATTTATAATAGATGAACTTTAAATCATTAGTAAACGAAATTTGTTGTGACAATCGTATTAAGAACGGTGTATTGGATCTTAAGAACGAAGATCACGTTTTTATATTGCAGGAATATCTAGAGAAAGCTGGATATAATATCGATGAGATAGTAGAAAAGACCGCTAGGTTATTTGAAGCGGGTAGATTTCCAGATCGACAAGCATATAATAAAGATGGTATACTTGTAACATTTCCTAATAAACAATACAGAGATAGAGCTGTTAATAAAGGCACTCACTTCGCTGAAAATCCCAAAAAGGCTCAAGCTAATATTTTTAAAGCTGATGGTGAACAAGGAGTCGATACACAAACAGATTCAGAACCATCTAAGAAACAACCTGCCACGTTAGATCAAACATTAGATAAAGATATCGAAGGTGATAGTGGTGTAGACAAAAGAACACCAGCTGAGAAAAAGCAAGATGCTTGGGGAGTGGAAGCTATATTAACAGGTCAAACGCCACTTGTTAATTATAGTGTAGATGAAGCTAAAAGTTATGGATTTTACAACAAAGGATTCAAATGGTTTGATACTAATGGAGATTTAATAGGTGAACAGATATACGATGAAACTATTTCTAAAAACGTAATTGTAGCTGATGCAATTGCGCCTGCTAAATATATTGATAAATCAAAAAAAATAAAAGACATTATAAACAAAGAACTTTTGGTTAAGTTGGAGTTCTTAAAAAATGCAGATAATAATACACGGACTAAATTATTTGAAACTATACCTATTTTGTTTGCTTACGGAATTACTGATTTTAAAAATGCTAAAACCGGACAAGATTACAACGATTTTGCGATTGGATTTTTATCTGCTTGGGGCAATTTAAGAGAAAAATTAGAGAATATACCAAACGAAACCAGTCGTATAGAAAATCTTAAATTATACGATTTAGTCGATAAAGATTTAAAACAAATTGGTGGATTTGACGGAGTTTCTTTAGCGGAATTAGGAACGCCTACTGATTTTATTCATAAATCAATAGATAGTTTTTATAAAGCAGCCGATGATTATAACAGAAAATTTTTAAAAGGTGAACAAGAAACAAAATCAAATACCGCAGACATTGTTTTGATTTATGGTGGCACAAAGGCAGATGTATTAAACGCTTTAAAAGATGGCAATATTGATGAACAAGATGTCGATTCGATGGCTAAAATAAAAGATAAAAATATTAAATTTGCTTTAATTAGTTTAAAAGCAGGTGGTGGAAAATTGGGAAGAGTTTTAACTCAATTGGCACAATACGTTGGTCAATCTTTGGCACCTACTCCATCGGATGAACCAGTGCCACTTAGTGAAGGAATAATTGATAAAATATCAAGTAGCATAAAATATGCTATAGATAAAATTAAAAGTATACCAGATATTGCTAAAAATTATTTTCAATCATTCATAAAAGCAATAAATCCATTTACTACAAAAATAAATAACTTTTTTTTCAAAAAATTAAATACGGATGTAAAAATTTTACAATCTTCGGAATTAAAAAATCTAGAAAATTTAGAGCGTCAACTTGAAAGAGAAATAGGTACTATTTCAGAAAAATCTAGTAAGAAATGTGATAATAAACATACAGAATATACGGAGACCATTAATAAAAATTTGAATTTATTTAAAAACATTTTGAAATCAAGTACAGAGGACATAACTCTTATTAACAAAATTTCCGAATTATCAAACAATAAATTTCTAATTGAATTTTTTCCAATTGAAATAAAAACGGTACAATTGCAACAAATTGAAAATTTGAAAAAAAATCTAATATATGTAATAAATCAAATTGACGGAGATTTTAAAATTGGAGATTGTTTAGAACGATATACACTCAGACCCATTTTTAAATACAGAGCTAATGTTTTGTCACTTAAGTATATAGATTTAATCTTAAACAATGTATTAAAAGATGTAAATACATCAGATCCTAATTTAATACGTGAAGAATTTATAAAATTATCTAGTCTTCTTTCAACCGAAGCTGTATTTGGCAAAAACGTTAGTTTACCTCTAATCAAATACACTGGTAAAAAGATTGAAAGGTTGAGATATAAAGGTAATTTTAAATTAGAAATTCCAAAAGAGTTCGAAGATGTAAAATTGGGTAAGATCCGAATCAATATGGTGGTTGACGAAGGATATTTAACGGTAACTCTTTATTTATTCGCTGGAATTGTTATGAAAGATGATATTGCTACACCAACATATTCTGTTTTTAGTTTAGATAGTAGTAGTGGTAGTTCGTTTACGTTTAGTGTAGAAGGAAAAGAAGTCGTTGATAAAATATGATAACCCAAAAACAACTACTTTGCACATTTGCAAATAGTATAAATTATACTGAAACGATTAAAGAGATAACTCAACAATATACATTGATCGATAATAAGATTTTTATATTTGCAAATGAGAATAATCTTCGGGAATTGTACTTAACGTTTAATGTGGAAAAAACCGAACGTAATAATCGTTACAAAGGCACTATAAGTATTCATCGTAAGAAACAAACAAATACACTATATACACTCAACGCAATGAATAAGTTGATTGCTGACGAAAACAATGGTGTATTTGATAAGAACTTCCAATTAAATTGGGAACTATATAAAAACAGTATTATACTAACCAACGAAATTGGTGTAAAAATAGTTCCATTAAAATTGTTTTCTATCCAAGAAATTTGATATATATTTTAGACTTGATTTCAATCTATACATAGTGTAGACTGATTTTAGGTTGGTTATATGACGGGTCGAGTGATCCGTTGAAGTAATTAACTAATTAACAATTAAACATTAAATAATTATGGCATTAGATCTAAGTAAACTAAAGAGTCGTTTGAACTCCCTTTCAAACACAAATCAAAAATCCAACTTGATTTGGAAACCAAAGCCAGGTAAACAAGTAGTTCGTATCGTACCATATAAGTACGTACCTGAGAATCCGTTTATCGAACTAAAGTTTCATTACAATATCAATAACAAGACTTATCTATCTCCTGATAGTTTTGGTCGGCCAGATCCAATCGTTGAATTTGCTAACCGTCTGAAGAAGACTGGTTCAAAGGAAGATTGGCAGATGGGTCGTAAGATGGAACCAAAGATGCGTACTTTCGTACCAGTCATTGTTCGTGGTGAAGAAGGAGAAGGTGTCAAGTTCTGGGGATTTGGAAAGCAAGTTTATCAAGAACTTCTTTCAATCATCAGTGATCCTGATTTCGGTGATATTACCGATCTAACCAATGGTCGTGATATCGTTGTAGAATTCAAGACAGCTGAAGGCGGAGCTAGTTTCCCAGAAACCAGCATTCGTGTTAAACCAAACGTAAGTGTCGCCGTAGATCCAAAGAATACCCAACTCTTGGATGCTCTAAAGGCACAAGTAAACATCTTGGATTTGTTTGAAGAACTATCCTATGATGACTTGAAGGAAGTTATGGATAAGTGGTTGAATCCAGAATCAGCCGCAACCGAAGTTGCAGCTGAACCTACTCCTAGTGGAGATGATGATGAAGCTCCGTTTTCAACATCACCAGCAGTAACCGCAACTGCTACAGCTAAGGCACCAGCTTCACCAACTGCTGCCAAAGCAAAGGGTAAAGACAGTGTAGAACAAGCATTTGATGACTTGTTTAACTCCTAAAAAATAAAAATAAGCCGGTGGAGTTTTTATACCCCACCGGCTTTCTAGTTATATACGTTATGGCAAAGAAAAGTGTTACAAAAGATACATCGGGTCAACGTGACGAATTAATCGAAATGTTGGCGAATGAGCTTAACAAAGCAAATAAAGATGGTGGTAAAATTGCACATTTCCTAGATGAACAAGATAATCCTTCAGAAATTACTGATTGGATTAGTACTGGCTCTTCTATTTTGGATCTTGCAATTAGTAATCGTCCACACGGCGGTCTACCAGTTGGTAAGATGGTTGAATTCAACGGACTTGAAGGTACTGGTAAGAGTCTATTGTCGGCACACGTTGTCGCAGATACACAGAAGAAGGGTGGAGTCGCTGTAGTAATTGATACTGAAAACGCAGCTGCGCCTGAGTTCTGGAAGAGTCTTGGTGTAGATTTGTCTAAGCTACTATATGTTCAATGTGAAACCGTTGAAGATATTTTTGCTCAGATGGAGAAGATGATCGCGATTGTTCGTAAGAGCAACAAAGATCGTATTCTTACAATCATTGTAGATTCTGTAGCAGCAGCATCTACTAAAGTTGAATTGGAAAGTGATCACGGTAAGGATGGATTTGCAACGGGTAAATCTATTATTATCAGTAAGGCAATGCGTAAGATTACTACTATGATTGGTAAACAGAAAGTATTGACTGTATTTACTAATCAACTACGTCAGAATTTAAATGCTATGGCATTTGGTGATAAGTACGTAGTAAGTGGTGGTAAGGCTTTAGCATATCATTGTAGTGTACGTGTTCGTTTGAATAATGCCGGTAAACTCAAGAAGGGTGAAGAAGTCATCGGAAACGAGTGTAAGGCAGTTGTTATCAAGAATCGTATGGGACCACCTCAACGTCAGGCCAATTTTGATATCTATTTTGATAGTGGAATTGCTGACTATGGCAGTTGGATTAAAGTTCTAAAAGAACAAAATCTAATTAAACAGGGTGGTGCTTATTATACTTATAAAAAGAACGATGGAAACGAATGGAAGTTCCAATCCAAAGACTTTGTAAGTGTAATGCAGAGTGACAAACAATTGGGTGAAGAAATTTACCTGAAGATTTGTGACGCTGTAATTATGAAATACAAAGATCCCAATAGTCAAATTATTGAGGATGCTGTTGTGGATACACACGAAGAAACTGCAGGCAACGAAGAATAATACGTTGATAGGATGTTTTTCCGCATTGCCTACTATTTATTAGTATGGATAACAATGCGGAAAAACTCTTTTTTGAAGACCGATCTGAACGATTATATCAAATCTTTATAAAAGATGAATCAATATGTGGATTTACTTCTTTATTTAAACTGAATAAAATTGGTAGCAAAACTGGGGAAAAAATAAAAAAATATTTATATAATAAATATGGTGAAACTTATTTGAAAAAAATAAGTGCTGTTAGAACGTCTAAAGCTGCTCATCAAAAAAGAAACAAAGATAGTTATTTTATTTCTTCAGAAAGAAGACAAAAAATGTCTGTCGGTATTAAAAAATATTATAAAAATAATCAGTCCGCTAAATCTAGATGTAGGGATTTAATGATTAAACATTGTTTACCAAAGTGCCAAACAATGGAGAGTAAAATAAAACGAGTAAAGAGTAGAGACTGGTATAAACCCAGTGAAGACACTAAACAAAAAATGTCTCAATCTCAACTTGGAAAGCCATTAACAGAAGAACATAAGTTAAAATTAAGAAAACCAAAGAAAACCAAACGATCTAATTTTAGACATACTACTGAAACAAAACACAAATTATCGTTAATTACTAAAAATCAGTGGAAAAGTGGAATTCACAAACCAATTTTTAAATCTAAAGGACAGCAGGAAGTAATTAGATTGTTAAAAGAACAAGGATATTCAATTCAAGATGAATATGTTGTTGGGGGGAAGCCATACGATGTGTTTGTAAAAGAAAAAAATTTATTAATAGAATTTAATGGTACTTATTGGCACAGAGATCCTAGATTTTTTACATCGTCCGATGAAGTTATTAAAATATGGGAAAAAGATAAAAATAAAATGTTGATTGCTGAATCGAATGGGTATATAATAAAAGTTATATGGCAACACGATTGGGAACAATGTAAAGACAAAAATATATACATTAAAAAACTATTAAATGAGCAACTTTGACAACAAAGAAATGAAGAAGTTATTTTCTTTATTTCAAAATATAGAAAGCGATTCCGTCACCGGAGGACTTAAAAAATCACTTAATAGTGATGTCCTTTTGGTTGACGGATTGTAGTGAATACTTACATTCGTAGTTTTATGGCCATTCCTTCACTCAATGAAGATGGGTTACACACTGGGGGTATTGCTGGTTTCTTGAAGAGCATTGGATATGCAATTAAATTACTTTCTCCTACCCGAGTTATTATTGTATTTGATGGTAAAGGTGGTAGTCAGAAACGCAGAAAGATATATCCAGGTTACAAAAACGGCAGAAAGACTGATATTCGTCTCAACCGTAATTACGAAGAATTATCTTCATCACAGATTGAATCTGTTAACTTCAAAAAAGAATTGATTCGTACTGTAAATTATTTGGACACGTTGCCTGTAACAGTTATGGCAATTGATCAAATAGAAGCGGACGACACAATTGCTTATTTAGCTAAAGAAACTTTTAAGGACAGTAATGTAACAATTATGTCTACTGATAAAGATTTTCTTCAACTAGCAAGTGACAAGATTAAAATCTGGAGTCCTGTAAAAAAGAAAATTTTTGGTTGTAAAGAAATAGTGGATGAATATGGAATTACTTGCAATAACTTTGTTTTATACAGAGTTATGGAAGGTGACGTTAGCGACAACATACCTGGACTAGATGGTGTGGGTTTAAAACGTGTAGTAAAAGCATTTCCATTTTTATCAGACGGTCAACAATATGGATTACAAGAAATTTATAATTACTCTGAAAACAACAGAGGTAAATATAAAATATACGATACTGTATTGGATAATAAGTTGTTACTAGAAAGAAATCACTCTCTGATGCAATTGAGTGATACGCAGGTTCAGTCATTTACACAATTACGTATAGAAGAAATAATAAAGACTCCTATTCGTAAAATAGATAAAATGACTTTTACGAAGTTGATTACAGAAGACAAAATGTGGAATAATATCCCAAATTATCACATTTGGTTGAATGAGTGTTTTGGCAAACTAAACAGTTTCATCGAATAAAAAATAAACGTTATTTAAACGTTGTGGTTGGTAAAAAACAGTGGTATAGTAGAGTTATCTTATGGAAAACAAAAAAGCAATTGATTCATTAACAAAATATGGCCGTGACTTCCAAATCAAGTGTATTTCGTGCTTGATATCTGATCGTTCATTTATTGAACGAATTCACGATATTATTGAAGTAGACTTCTTTGAAAGTGATGCAAATAAGTGGGTAGTAAAAGAAAGTATTAAATATTTCAATGAGTATAAAGATCTTCCAACATTAACAGTATTCAAAATTAAATTGGATGAGATCAATGATGAACTTCTAAAACGAAGCATAGTAGACAATCTCAAATTGGTATATCAAAAGGTTAGTGATAGTGATTTGAAATTTGTCAAAGAACAGTTTTTGGAATTCTGTAAGAATCAAAAGCTAAAGAACGCTATTATTGAAAGTGCTGATCTATTGGCACTTGGTCAATACGAAAAGATTAAAAACGTAGTTGACCACGCAATGAAAGCTGGTATGGAACGTAATATCGGTCACGATTACTCTGAAGACGTTGAAAAACGTATGAGTGTAATGAGTCGCAATTGTGTCAAGACCAATTGGACTGAAATTGATAC